GTGGAACGATACCTCGGAAAGGAACCCACATGATGACCATGCGCCAGTTCGAGCGACTCATCGCGTCCATGCTGCCTCGGCGAGGCAGTGTCTGGCGGCCGATCGTCCTGGGTGCCTACATTGGCCTGGTCCTCGCTGTGGTGATCTGGGCAGTGTCCTTCTCGTAACCAGACGCCCCCTATCGACCGTGGCATCCTCGGGCCATGAGCACGGCATTTTTCCCTTCCGTTCCACCTGACTCGTATTGGTTGCCACATGGTTATTGATCCTTCCAAGCGATGCAAAGGCAAAAACGCAGACGGGAACCCCTGCAGCGCGCCGTGTCTGCTGGGCGAACAGTGGTGCCACTGGCACATGCCTGGCCGCGAGACCATTCGCCAGGAGGGTCGCATTCGCGGCGGTCACAACAAGTCCCGCGAGGCGAGGGCGCGCAAGCTGATAGCACGTGGCATGGACCAGATGAGCGATATCGACGATGTCCTTCGTATGGCCATGCTTGAGTGCTACGTCGGCAAACTCGATCCCAAGATTGCCGTTGCCATGGCATCGCTGGCACGCACCATCAAGGACATCGCGATTGCCAGCCAATACGAACAGCAACTGGCGGAGCTGAGGGCAGAGGTCGCACGCATGCGGTCGACCGTCCGCAGTGCCTGATGCTTGCGAGCTACACCCAACTGAGATCTGGGCTGGCCGATATCCAGCGCGAGTTGCGTGCCTTCGAGATCGAATCAGCCGAGAGCCTGGTCGTAGATGAGAAGCCCGAGTTTCGGTCTGCGATCTCGCTCGCCGAAGAATGCGGCATCCGCCTCTATGACTGGCAGGTCCGGGCGCTCCAGGCAACGGCCCACGATCGCCTGATCCTTGTCAGTCGCCAGGGCGGCAAGGGCGATGTGGCGACGTTCCTCGCCCTCGAGGGCGCGATCAATCATTCCGGGTTCACAGTGGTGGTTGCCGCCAAGGCAGATCGCCAGGCCAAGCGCCTGCTTCGCCGTATCAAGCGTCGGCTCCTTCAGCTGAGCAATGTGCCGGCCATGATCTCCAACAGTGCAGAGCGGTTCGAGTTGGCCAACGGTTCCGAGATCATTGCCATTCCGGGTAGCGAGGACACCACCCGCGGTATCGATGCCGTCGACCTGCTGGTTGTCGATGAGGGTGCCTTTGTCCCCGATGCACTTTTCAAAGCCCTCTACCCCATGCTCGCTACAACAGACGGCCGCTGTGTGGCCATGAGCACCGCCAATGGCAAGCGCGGATGGTTCTACGAGGCAATGACCAATGGCGAAGCGGACTGGCACCGGGAAACGGTCACTGTCCACCGAGTCGGATGGGGCGAGAAGCAGCGGTTCTCCGACACCTACATCGATCGAGCTCGCCGCCGCCTCGGCGAGTTCTTTTTCAGACAGGAGTATCTCTGCGAGTTCATGGATGATGAGACCCAGCTGTATGCGTCCGCATTGGTGGACGCGGCTCTGGGAGAGACCGACGACCTCGACCTGCCTGACTTCATGGAGACCCTATGAGCCTTCGCGCCCTTGAGCTAACGCTCTTCCCTCATCTGATCGACCCCCCGAAACGGATCATCGGACTCGACCTTGGACAGGCCAGTGACTTTACCGCCGTGCTGGTGGCCACGCCCAGCCGCGATCCTGAACCGGTCTATCAGGTGCCGATCATTGAGCGCATTCCCCTGGAAACCCGCTACCCCCAGATTGTCAGTTACGTGGCTGAGCTGGTCGCGAAGCTGCGCCTGCCCAAGGATGGGATGCGCGCCTCGGTCACCCTGGTGGTGGACTACACGGGTGTCGGCCGACCGGTGCTGGACATGATCCTCGATCGGAATCTCGATTGTGACGTTATTCCCGTAACCATCACAGCGGGGGCGTCAGTTCATCAGACAGAGTTCGGATTGAACGTGCCCAAACGGGAGCTCGCCTCGGTGATTCAGCGCCTCCTGCAGGAACGGCGGCTGGTGATCAACCACAAGGCGCCGATGGCCGCTACGCTCACAGAAGAGCTCAAAGGCTTCAAGGCAAAAATATCCGCATCCGGGCACATCTCATATGCTGCTGCAGAGGACTGGCGTTCTGCCAAGCACGACGACCTCGTGCTCGGGCTCGCCCTGGCGCTGTGGTACGGCGAGTGGACCAAGGAGAACTAGGTTGGGTGTAGCAGAACGACTCATGAGCCGGATCGGCTACGTGCGTGAACAGCCAGCCATTGGCGACCAACTCAGTGCGGTCTCCGCCGTGATCTCTCCTCGCGATTTGGGCAAGCCCTCCTGGAAGTCGTGGGAACCTGCCCTGGCCTATCGCGGCAACATGACCCGCCTGGCCCTGATCTACCGCTGCGTCAATCTGATTTCGCATGGTGCTGGCGTGGCACCGGTCCGGGTCTACGACGAGGCCAAGGACAACGAAACCCTGCCCGACCACCCGCTCCGCAATCTGATGCGCCGGCCAAATCCGCAGATGGGCGAGGCAACCTTCCACGGCACCGTGGCCATGCGCTCGGCCATGAGCGGTTTTTGCATCGTGGAGAAGGAACGTAACCGCCTCGGTCAGGTCATCGCGCTTTGGCCACTGCAATCGAGTTGGGCCAAAGCGATCCCTCGCTCCAACAGCGCTCCCGACTGGGCCTACACAATCCCAGGAATCGCCAACCCGTTTGTCCTCAAGGCGGAAGACGTGATCGTCTACCGCTGGGCCGATTCGCCCACGGGCTCTCCCTACGGAATTGGTCCACTCGAGGCGTGTCTGCGCGAGGTCGACATCCTCAATTCGATGATGGACTTCCTCAAGGCGTTCTTCGATTCCGGAGCGGTGCCGCTGTACGGCATCATTCCCGACACGTTCGTGGGCCAGACGCTATCCCAGAAGAAGGTCGACGCAATCCTTGAGCAGTTCATTGCTCGACACGCTGGCCTGGACAATGCCGCGCTCCCGATGGTGCTACAGGGCATCAAAGACGTGAAGCGACTGGGCTTCGATATGGATGAGCTGGCGTACGTGGATCTCCACGACCTTTCGGATCTGTCGATCATTCAGTCATTCGGAATCCCGGCCAGTGTGGCCCAGGTGCGTGTGGGCCTCGAGCACTCAGACAGCCGCGCCAACGTGGAGGGTGACGAGGGCAAGTTCTACCGCCAGGCGATCATCCCGTTCTGGTCCCGGTGGGACGACTGCCTGACCCTCAATCTCCTGCCCGATTTCGACGAGACGCCCACGATCTCCCTCGAGTTCGATACTTCCAGGGTCACCTACCTGCAGGAGGATCGCAACGCGAAGGCGGCATGGACCGGAGCGGCAGTGAGCGCCGGCTATATGACTGTCCATGCCTGGCATCGTGAGATGGGTCTACCTGAACCCAAGGGCGAGGACTTCTATTTGCGTTCCATTGCCACGGTGGCCCTACCGATCGACGATCCGCTTGGGCTTGATGCCATGGCCAGCCTGCCCGCACCGGCGCCGATCAAAGACGCGCCAGTTCAGGGCGAACCTGCGGCCCTTTCGGCCAGCCACAACTGCCACAGCTTCTACGACGATCCGGCCAGTCTGTTTCCGCTCAATGCGACCGACCTCTTCGAGCGCACGCGAGGCTTACCAATTCGTGAGCGCCTGGCCAAGCGGGCAGTGGGCGGCGATCGCAAGCAGATGGCCAGATTGGCCAAGGTCGCTGCACCGAAGATCAACGCCTTCCTGGACGCTCAGGGCAAGCGCATCATCCCCAAGGTGATTGAGGGACTGAAGAGCACCGGTCCGACTGATCAGCTAACGCTCAAGGCAGTGAACTGGAACAGCGAAAACAGCCGCCTCAAAGGCGTGATGGATCCCATTTACAACGCGATTGGAGAGACCGCGCTCAAGTCGGCCGAGGCTGTGCATGGGGTGCCGGTGGGGATCTCGTGGGACCTGGCTAACCCGCGCGTGAAGGACGTGATGAAGGAGCTGGGCACGCATGTGGTCGACATCAATGAGACCACCCGGGCGGATATCCAGCGGATCGTGACCAAGGGAGTCGACGAGGGTATCGGGCAGGATGCGATTGCTGAGCGGCTTCAAGAGCTGTTTGGAGACGGAGCCGAAGCGAGAGCCCGCACGATCGCCCGCACTGAAGTCACCAATGCCTATGGCAAGGCGAACATCGTTGCCTTCAAGGAGTCAGATGTCGTCGATCGGGTGCAGCTCTTCGACAATCCCGAACACGACACCGACCCTGGTGACGACGGGCTGACATGTGCCGAGCGGGATCTCCTGGTGGTTGATCTCGATGAGGCGGATACGCACCTCGAGGCCGAGCACCCCAACGGTTCCCTCACGCTCACTCCGGTGCTAAAGGGCGAAGTGATTCCCGACAAGAAGGCCGACGACGCAAAGGCGGACGGGGACTAACTCCCGATTCCCCTGATACAAGAAACGCGCTGTGACCGCACAGGGAGAACCCGTCCGGTAGGGGAGAGCACGTTTCAATGACCAAGCAAATACCGTCCACGATCGAGACCTTTGACGCTCTAACGACCGATGCACTGGGGCAGCGCGTCTACCTTGCCGCCGATGTGATCGAGGATGAGGCGAAGCGCCCTGTCGGCTTTGGTGGCTACCTCGTGCCCTGGTACACCCTCGCCGATCGGGGCATCTTCTTCGTGCCCGGATCCGGGACCAAGACCGGTGAAGAGCAGTTGGCCAAGGCTCCGGTGCTCTACCAGCACGACACATGGGAACCGATCGGGCGCCACACCAAAGTCACTGAGGACGGCAAAGGCTTCCGGATCGAAACCGCAATCAACCTGGAGACCAAGCGCGGGGCTGAGGTGATCAGCAACATGGCGTTTGGCACACCGATGGGATTGTCGATCGGTATGGATCGGATGGCATGGCGCTCCGGCACACCCGAGGACGATCTCCTGCTGGATCGCTCCACGGCCCCCACCTGGCTCAAGAACGCACCAATCGAAGAGCTTGTCGCCATCACCGAGTTCCGGTGGTGGGAGAGCAGTGTTGTCACCTTCGCGGCAATCGCGACAGCTGGTGCCGACGATCTCTATCTTGCTGCTGGTGGCGTTGATATCGCCGCCCTGACTGAAGCCCTCAAACGTGGCCAGCTCTCGGATACCCACCGGGCGGCCATTGATGAGCTCGTCGCCGCTTACCACCAACTCGCCGCGGATGGAGACCCCACGAGCACGAGCGCTCCGGAAGCACGACTGAAGCAACGACGTACGGAGCTCGCGCTGATTGCGGCGCGGCAAGCGGCCCTGGTGGCCAACGGAGCACTGACATGACACTGACAGAAATGCGGGGGCGGCTGAATCACATCAGCCCACAGCTGGCAACCCTCGGCAAGAAGGATGATCGC